CTGGAAATGGTGGAACTAGAATGTTTAATATTGGATATACAGAAGATGACCAAGGATATAACTTCTATGAATGTATGGGTGATATTGGTAATAATAATACTTTTTCTAATTGGAAGTATCATTTCGCCGTTATTTATAATGCTCCTGATTATTGTTGTATTATCAATAATCAGGGTAATATGACCTTAGCAGGAACTTATTTCGATTATAGCGATGAAAAAATAAAGACTGATGTTGAAACTATTGATAATGCTTTGGAAAAAATAGGAGATTTACGAGGAGTTTATTATACAAATATAATTCACGAAGAAAGAAAGATTGGTTTAATCGCCCAAGAAGTCGAGATGGTAATTCCAGAGGTAATAACAACAGAGGTATTGAGTGATACAAAAGCAGTCAGTTATGGAAATCTCGTAGCATTATTAGTAGAAGGAATTAAGGAATTGAAACAACAAATAAATAATCTTAATAATAGAATAGAAATATTAGAAAATAGATAATGCCTACCTCTAACGAACATTTCCTAATAAGAAATAGAAATATGAGAAATGAACTTTTAAAAAAAACAGATTATTTAATGCTTGCTGATGTTTATTTTAAATTAGATGATAATCAAAAACAAGAAATAAACACATATAGACAATCATTAAGGGACTTCATTAATGATAATAAAAGCACATATTTAGATGAAGGTATTAGTTGGATTGATTTCCCAAAACATCCTGAATGGATAAAAATAAATATTCCGAAATATTAATTTTCTCATCATTAAATAGATATTAAAAATGGTAGATATATCATCTGGTTTTCCAAAAGCACTATCATATTCTATTAAGCAAATGGCAGATAATATGTCTCGTATTGGTGTTAAAATGACACCTGATAGAACTACTGGTATTGCTCCTAATGATACTATTACATTTAAACTTCCTTCATCGTCTCTAATTGATATGCGCAGTCTTAATTTCTTTTATAAATTTAGCACTTCATCTTCAACTGGAACATTTATTCATCCTCGATATTCATCAACTTTAATTGAACGCATTTCAGTAATTATAAACGGTCAAACGATTAGCATTACTCCTGCTTATGCGTTTCTTTATAATACTCTAATGGATTTAGAAGGTTCATCATTCGATCAACTTTCAAAACGAAATGTGACTGAGTTTTTTGATCCTTCAATTCGTATTACTTCTGCCGATCCATCTTCAAGTGCCGATGTTGCTATTGCTGGTGGAACTTGGATTGCTAGTGGAACAACTGCTCCAACTAAAACAACTTGCGAAGGTGCGATTTGTAATTGGTTAGGTTTTCTCGGCAGTTGTAATCCACAGGTTATAGATACTTCATCTCTCGGTGATGTTTTTATTCAAATCCAATTTTCAACTGCTTATGTTCTACCTTCAACCATCAATTCGACAGCTCAAACTCTTGCAGGTGGTTCATTTACTCTTGATGATGTTTATGCTACTTGTGATGTCATTAGTTTTTCTAGTGATACTTATTATCGCGCTCTCGCATCAAAATTAGCATCTGGCGGTTTAAATATTGGTTTTTATGAATATCTAAATGCTCGTTTTGCATCTATCACTAAATCTAGTGGTGCGAACTGCACTTGGAATATATCTGCCAACTCATTAGATCAACTAATAGGCACATTCCAAAAAACCGATGCTTATACAACTTGGAAACCTATTGTTGTTTATGCTTCTAATGATACTGGTGCTACGGTTTATACTATGTCTCAGATTGTCGCTAATCCTACTACTTATCTTAATAACACGGGTTCGGTTCGAAGTGAAGTTCTAGGTGATGGTTTTATGAATTGTTATGCGATGATACGAGCAGGTCAGGCACTAAAAGAAAGTCGTTGGTCTATTAATAATCGTTCTATTAATTATGGTTATTTAACCCCCAAAGAAGTATTTATCCAAACGCTTCAATCACTAGGATATAATCAATTGGATTTAGGAACTAATGGTCTTAATTGTTGTATATTTTCTATACAACATTTCCTCAAATATTATTTCGCTCATATAATCGACCTTACAATTCAAGATAGTCGCGATTTTTGGATTTCTGGTCTCAATTCACTCGGTTCAACTCTTTCTATTACTTGGGAAGCAAATTTTAACGGTGCTTCAAACTCTCAAACTGCCATTCCAGTTATTTATGCTCGTCTTTCAAAAATTCTTAATGTGCGCGATGGACGTAATCTAACAGTTATTTAAATAAAATATTAATCTTTATTAGATAGTATAATGACATCAGTAGGTTTAGGAACTATTTTACCAAACTCATTTGAATTTAATTTTTATAGTCAATTGGGAATGAATGCTTATAATGAAGATTTAAATAATAATATTCGTCCAAATGGAATTAATAAATTACCATTTCAACCAACATTTCAAATCGCAGAAACTAAAAGTCGTGATTTAGTTCATACTGGCGACCAAATAACTGCTCCCATACCTTATAATATAAATCGTAATAGATTTCAATCGTTTTATGAAGATGGTCGAAAACTACAATTATTAGAAACTATTAAATATAATCAAAAACCATCATATCCAACTTCTTATACTGCTTATCCTTTAAGAAAAATTGGAAATGTTAATTAATAAATTTTTATAATTATTTTTATTTTCTATTAAAAAAATATAATAGATAATATGCCTTTAACAAGAGAAGATAGAATAGAACTATTAGCAAAAGCACGAGATAAAAAAAAACAATTAGCAGAGGAGAGGAAACAAAATAAAATTAATGAAACACCCATTCAAGTCCCAAAAACTAAAAAACTTGCTAAAATCAAAGAACCTAAACGCTCACTTGATATATCGACAATTGAAGATGTTAAGAATGTTGAAGAAAGTTTTGAAATTAAAAATGAGGTTATTCGTATTAAAGCACCCAAAAAAAAAACAATTATTAAGAGAGTTATTGAAGTTGAAGAACCAAGTAGCGATGAAGAAATCCAAGAGGAGATTGTTAATGTTCCTCGTGCTAAAAAATCAGTAAAAACTGAACCTGAAATGAAAATTGAACCTGAACCAAAATCAACATCAAAATCAAAAGCAAAAGAAACATTTAAGAATAGTAAATTATTTTATGATATTTTTCCTACTCATTAATAATAGATAATAAGAAATAAATGACGATAATTGAGAAAACAATTCCAAATGTTAATGATTATGAAATAAAAATAAAAAAAAATCCAATTCCTCAATCATCAAATAAATCATTACCACCTTTATTTAATACTCAATTATATATTGGTTCCAAAGGAAGAGGAAAAACTTATGCTTTGGTGAAGTTATTAAATATGTATGAGAACTCGGTTTTAAGTGATGGTATAAGTGAATATAATATAAGGACTATATTAATTGCTCCAACCGCATATTCAACCGCTAATTCAATTTATCAAACCCTTAAATCATTAGATAAAGACGATATATATTTAGAATATAGTGATGAGTTATTACAAAAGATATTAGATAATATAAAACAAAAGAAAGATGAATATCAAGAATTTTTAGAATATAAAAAAGCATATGATAAATTTAAAAAGTTGAAAGATTTAACAAAACTAACCGATGAAGAATTATCTTTATTAGAACAATTCGAATATGAAACACCTGAAATGATATTTGGAGATAAAAAATCTGATGTTAATTTTCTAATTTTTGATGATCTAATTGCTACCGGTGCATTTAATAGAAAAGCTAAATCATTATTAACCAATCTAACAATTAAACATCGACATTTATTAACCAACTTGATTTTTACCACGCAATCATTTAAACAAATTCCACCCACAATAAGAATTAATATTGATGTTTATGCTATATTTAAATCAGCATCTTATAATGAAATCTTAGATAAGATTTATGAAGATTTAAGTGGTTATTTGAAATATGATGATTTTAAAGAACTTTATGAATATGCAACAAAAGATAATCACGACGCATTAATTATAATGAATAACTCGGTTTCTAATGGTGGTAAGATTGATATTAGAAAGAACTGGGATAAACAATTAGAAATCAAAAATTAAAATCTTTATAAAAAAATATAAAAGAAACAAAATGTCTATTAACTCTAATGAATTGAAGGATATACCTTTTCCTGATGAATTTACTGATGATGATAAATTAGAATATGAAACATTATTAAATCAAAGTAAGGTTATACATTCTGATATTTATAATAAAGATAAATGGATTATTCATTATGGGATTATTATGTATATTCGTTCAAAGAAAGGTATGGAACAACCATATACAAATGAAGAACTAAAAAAGATAATTAATAGATATAATGTTAAGATTGAGGAGGTTAAATGTTCTGGTGATGAAATACCTTATCTTTATGATAAAAATAATAATCCAATCTTTAAGGATAATTCATATTTCTTTAAAAATAATGAAGAAGGTAATATTGCTACAACTGAAAATGTTCTTGATAAAGTTGAAATAGAAATAAATTCTTAATTATAAATAATAAAGAATATGGCAAGTGATACTAAATACACCTATTCATCATTACCTTTTAATAATCAAGACCAAGATAAACATCCTTATAATAATTATAATGGTATTAAACCCTCATACCAATATAAGAAAACTCGTGTCATTCATTTAAATACCGCTTTCGCAACTACAAATGTTTCAAATGGTAATACATATTACGAATTTAGTTGGGATTTACCTCAATTTCAATTATATAATAATTCTCATTTAAAAGTTGTATCTTATATATCAAATGAAAGTTCATCAAAGTTAATAGTAATCAAAATTAAAGATTTGCTTATTGATAATAAAACAACTTGGAATAGTGATAAAGAAGCATTTCCAACTTTGTTTATAAATCATACTGGCGTTGCTTCTCAAATGCCAAATAATCAATATTCACTTACACTCCTTCCTCAGGTCATAAATCGTTTTACTATCACACTTACAAATTCCCTTAGTGACCGAAATGCTGGTTTTTCAATTAGCACTAATAACGGTCATTTTATCATTTCATTACTTATTGAAGATGCTGATATGGATGTTTTTAATTCTATTAGTTCATATTCAAAATAATAAAATATTCAATTATAGAATATAATGGAGATAAATAATTATTATATTAACACGGATAATAAAGATAGAGATGATACTAATTATTCATTTAATTATCGTTTAGGAAATAATATTCATTTGAACGAGAACGAACAATTATATTTTAAATTAATCAATTTTAGTATGATGAATAGTATGTTAAATATATCATCTTATCACGGTAATAATCAATTTCAAGTTTCTTATGGTGGAATAATTGATATAATAACTATCCCTAATGGTAATTATAATACAACAACATTAAGAGATAAAATAAATGATATATTATTTAATGAACCTTATGTATTACCATTAGCATTAAACTATGATATAATAAAAAATAAATATTATTGGATAATGAGTGATAATTGTATTTTTTATCCATTAAATATGAAACAAATATTAGGTTTTACACATAGCA